ACAGACAACGGCAATAATATCATCAGCCTCCACATGCTCAAGGTGCACTACTCTGTATGGAAAGTGTTCCGCAAGGTCATCACGAATCTGACTGATGGTATCAAAGATTAACTTCCAATCTAGATCAGAAGCTTCACGTGTCTTCTTGCGACCAGCCTTATAGTATGGAAAGATGTTTTTGCGCCAATATTGCTTTCCATCGCAAGCAATAACCATCTCTCCATACTCATTAGTATACTTTTTCTTGTACATCTTAATGCCAGTCAAGATTGCATGACGAATAATGTTTACGGCTTCGGGGTTGTTTGCGTTCTTCTTTAGTTCTGATTGGAACTGGAAGATGTTGGACATTGCCACTTGTGAGTAATCAAGAATAATCATTTCAATTCACAGCCAATAGTAACATTTCTTCGTTGATGCGTGAACGAGGGCTTGACGTTTTAGCTCTAACTCCCTTCCACGCGTTAGCCATCGCTCGCTTACCCATTGATAATCCTTTGAAGAATTCTTCAGGCTTACGGAGAGTCTTCACTTCTGATGTCTCAGTGTCATAGTTCGTAATCGACATCCCACTAACTCCTAGATGACCATCTGCTGCTCGATACACAATCAACTTACGCTTCTGGGGCACATATACCCAAAGCTCTGCTGCGCCAATGATCTTAGCTGCCTCTACTGACTTCAAACCTAGTGCTGGATACTCTCTCATGTACTTCATCTTGTTTACAATTACAGATGCAGGTTTAGCTTTACGAGCACGAGGTTTACGTTGTGTCTTAGATGAAACAACTTGCTGATTACAATCATCTATAATAGATTGAACGAATGCAATTAATTTACGCATTTCGATCTTAGATAGGTGTGAGTACCCTTCTTTAAGTTGATCATCTGAATTCACTTGCTTTAGTTCTTCAAGTAGGGGCTTATAGAGGTCTCCGACTTTTTTAGCTACTACTCCAGACACTTGACTGGAAACCATATAGGATTTAGTCGAGAAAGATGTACCTTTGTTTACCATAAACTCATCTACTGCCCCATCAATCTCAGCAGCATGTGTACGAGCTGATTCAACAATACGGTCTTGAATTGAAACAGGAGCAACGGAAGGCTGCGCATCGACCACAGGGTTTACTTTAGCGTACTTGGACTTCAGGTATTCAAGTCGAGATATGATCGTTTCCATATCGTTGAGCTCTACGTGTTGGTTGTTTAATGACAACCTTCCCAACACTCCTACAGGCCGGATCTCAAGGAAAGACGCTTTAGAGATAGCATGCATGTACTCCTTCATTCCAGTCTTCTTGATGTACATCTCTGCAGCCTTTCGGTAATCCTTCTCCTCCCATGAGAAATTGTACCAATTAAGTGCTTGTACCAGATCAGACTTGTAAGTGTCTTTTGATACAGTTGGTTCATTACCTCGCATGATAGACATCGATTCTTCTAAGCTTTGCTTACGTACCATAATGGTTCTCCATTCAATTAGATATCATTATATATTATTCTGGAGTAGATGTCAACCTTATTGTTGTATTTTTGTGATCTCTTCATACAAAGATTCAAACTCTTCATGGCTAGCCACTTCTTCTTGAAAGTTCTGTTTATGGAACACTCTGGCCATACGAGCAATCTGCTTCTTCGATAAGCTGGTCTTAAATTCCTCAAACAAATTTGATTTGATGTCTTTAATTAAGTCACGCTCAGCCTCAATGCGAGTCATGCAGTTACTAATTTCCTGAAGGGCGTCTTTAATTCTCTTGCGGTCTACTGGATTTGAAATGCTCATAGTTATTCCTCACTGTTAAATTTAATGTTAGACCATCGGTTGAGTTGGTGCTTTTTATCTTGCTTGGCAAGCTCTATCTTGGCAGGGTCGATGAATCCTTTGTCGATAAGAATATCAATCATACAAAGGACATCACCAATCTCTTCATTGAGATTTTGCCTACTAGTCCTCATATTGAATGGGGTATCAAATCCAAATCGATACCCTTTGGATATGACGTGTATAACCTCTGCACACTCTTCTTGAAGAATGCAAAGCGGTTCAAATTCATCTTTGTTCATAATGTAAAGTTAACCTGTTTTACAGTGTCCCATCTAAAAGATCGCCACTCCCCCTTGTCAAGGTCAAATACTCGTTGGGTAGTTTCAGAAGCTGGGCGACCTGTGGTCTTTGGAATCTTGTCTGAAGGAATGTTTGCTTCGATGAGAGTACACCGCATTTCGCGATCTGTCCCATCTGATTTGGTGAAAGTAATACACAAGTCTTTAATAACGGTATCATGCAGTAAGCCTTTTACCCAGGTTTGAAATTCAGGACTAGTATTAGGTACCTCAGGTGTCATTATATCATCCTTTTAAATAATTACATAAAAAAAATGTTGTAGGTAACTCCAATAATTGCCGTAATGCACATGACAGCATTTGTTACAATCATAGCAGGTTCTTTCCATCGGATAGATACCACCATCCAAAGCAATCCACCCATAATGAGAATTATAGGGCCGAGAGGGTAAAAACCGAGGGAGTTTATAGCTGTTCCTACAATTAAGGTAATTGTAGCAGTCCACTTGATGTAAAATGTTATATCTTTTTTCATACTGCTATTGTATAGTAGATTCAATTAAAAGACAACAGCTGATTTACTACATTTTTGGTGGCCTTGATATCCAATCAGCCCCTTTAGATATGTAGTGTTTTATATGCGTTCGAGGTAGCGGAGGTATGGTAGTTACAGGGTCTTGTGGTTCTTCAGAATGAGTTGGGAATTCAGGCTCTTGGATCCCATCTTCGAGTCGTACATTATCTGACACCTCAACAAAAGGTTTAGGTCTCGATTGTATTAGAGACCAGTTTGCTGCAATCAGCATCAGAACCGCAAGGGGGTCAAATACAATGACTAGTAAAATAATCATAATACGAACTGCTTTCTCAAGAGTATTGGTATCAGGCTGATCGCCGTATACCATCTCTGCAATATACTTAATTGGTCCGACCTCAACTTCCAGACGACGTATGTCAGCTTCCAACTCGTACTTTTGTTGGGTGAACGTGTCAATCTCTACGTTAGCATTTTGGATGACTTCTTGCTGCTCTTTTAGAGCAGCTTCGATTTCTGTGCTGTCGACGTTGCCAAGCTGACCTCTCAATCTATTGATGAGGTTATTTGATTCTGCTAATTGTGATTCTGCAATCAAACGTACACGTTGGATTTCATCTCTAGCAGCTTTGATTGTTGGATTATCATTGGCAGACTGAATCCTTTTCAGGGTAGATTGACGCTGCTGTTGTTTATCCGATTGCCACTTTCTTACAGCTGAGGATGTGGCTGGACCAAATTGGCCATCCGCTCTCACTCCAACTACTGATTGAGCCTTGAGTACGTCGTTTGTATCAAGATGCCGTTGAAGACTATTGATCTGTTGATCTATTTGATCTAATTCGTTTTGAAGTAACTTTGTTTGACTGTCGATAATCAGTTGTTGCTCATTAATAGCCGGTTGGATTCTTTCATAAGCTGAATCGATACGTCGTTGTTCGGCATCGATCTGAGATTGAACGTTACTATCAGCACCTAGTCCAGTCGTTTGCAATTGATTGAACCTACCCTCCGCCCTCTCAAGCGTTGCCGATTGTCTTGCGATTTCTTTTTCTAAACGCACAACCTGAGCTTGACCCTCTGTACCTAGAGCAGCTTGTTCAATATGAGCTGCAGATAGGAAACCAAAGATACCTACTGATGTGAGGAACATTAGAATAACTAATGCAGATAAAAAATAGGTTCTAAGTAAGAATGGAACTTGCTTCCAATTACGATATAACCAGGATGCAATGACCAACTTAGATCCCTCAAGCAACGAACCAAGAATGATAATTGCAATAGGAGCAGCTGCGAAGATGGCTACCAATCCGAAGATAGCATAAAAGGCAGCCACGGTGGATAGCGCCAAGGCAAAGCCAAACATTAGATATATCATATAGACAAATTCTTTATGTGATTACGAGAAACACGACAATTAATGATACCGTTATAGTATTGGTCCGGATTCTCTAAAACTCTTCTATCCATTTGCTCTTTAGCTTCTAGATAGTTAGCATGGGACTTGAGCTTGCACCAATACAGTATTTCACGAGTAAAGTTCTCAGATCCAAGAGCTTGTACATCTCTTTTTAACTCTTCTGATGAGGACCAGTAATCACGCCAATCTGACTCAACATGAATCCTTTTTTTCTTGCCCTTCACTTGTTTGGTTTTAGCAAATGTAGTTTGTTTGAGACCAATATACATACGGCCTGTTATTTTGTTTGTGATGATATATACGAATGCTTTATATTGGAAATCAATTTCCTCTATCACACTCCCACTACAGATCCAACTCATTCGTCTTCTTCAGGAAGGTCCTCTTCCTCGTATATATCACTTCCGCACACTGGGCAACACACAAGATCCTCAAACTGGAAATCGCTTCCCTTGACTGTAATCTTACCACTTGCACCGCATTGTTCGCATTCGAATTGCTTGACGACCATGTTACTTTTCTCTTAGTTTTAAATTAAGTACAAAATTCTCAACAACCAACTTTACGATTGTTGCAAGTAGTACATCTTTTATATCTGACTGATCATATTTATCAAACACCATTTCTAGCACATTGATAGTCATGAGGTGATATGCTTCATTCTCATCGATAGCAAGAAGACCCCAATCAATTGGATCCTCTTGCTCTACCTCTTTAGCTAATGCACATATGTGTTTGACATACCCTGGCGTTATTTCCACACTTTACTCCTTATGTAATCGACTCTTTTGAGTTCCATACCCACTTCGAAGTTCCACAGTCGTACACGCGAAACAATCCAAGGCTTTTAGTAATCTCGTGTTCTGTTAATTTAGGATCGTGTCCTAAATTAACGAGCTTATGCTTCATAAACTGCGATCTATGTTTCTTTATCTTAGCTGAGTCTTTTGGATTAACTAACCAATACGACGGAGGCGTTGTTCCCTCGCAAATCATCCCAAGAGCAGAATACACTTGACCGATACCCCATCGAAGATCACAATAGGAAATAACTGAAGTAGGATGATTTTCCAGGACGAACTTCGCAAACAACCGAGAAGCGCCTCCTACTATAGTGTAATCTTCGAGAGAGCAAAAACGAAGAAGTTCCCATTGATATTTTTTATTATAACGAGGTCTACCAAACGACATGCAGGATACAAGTTGATCTTTATCAAACAGACCATATGCAATACTTGCGGAACACGACCCTTGAATATGGTAGTTGCGAAAAAACTCTTTAGCAGTCGGTAAATCCACTTCTCGAAATACTAGCTTACGTGCATACAGTCTCGATCCAATCCCTAGTTTATTCTTTATTCGGTTTTGTACTACTACTCTGTTGTTTTTCCAATCGCTGTCAAATATATGGATTAGCTGAACACCGTGTTCCGCACAATGCTGGGTTTTTTTCAAATGCGTAGTACGTGTAGACGAGGATAGAGAATTATCTGGTGAGTGCCAATAGCTTCCGTTATACTCGATAGCTATTTTACGACTGGGAATTAATATATCAACCTCAATGCCCATCGATCGATCTCTCGCTTGTGTATCCACTCCAAGCGACTGAACCCATCTATACAACTCGTGCTCTTCTTTGGACTGCCCGTTAATTTTAGGAAACTTTACATCTAACTTCTTGGCGTGCGTTTGAACCACAGTCGGGGACACGCCGAGTAAGTTACCTATTTGTTCAGACGTCATTATATCGATCTGTATGTATTGTATCATAGTATCGACATTGGTCAGAGCGTTAACCGCCTCTACGCCGTGTCTTTGCAATTTCAATAGATGGGCTGATTCGGCAGCTTTTGGGTTGCCAACCATACCGTAACGTTCTAGTTTTGTTGCCTTACTTTTCGATATAATCGATTCTTTGTTTGTATCATATGCTAATT